GACGGCGTATGTATCACGTATGTTCAGAGGTAGGCAGGCACCAACCAAAGCCAGCATGCTAACTGCTGCTACTACCGTCGCAGAGTCAGTGTGGATGGACATCATAAGGGGGGTGACACTCGACCACTCCTTATGGGCCTGTGGTGGACGGGCGAAGCTAAACAAACTGGGTGCGGCCATCACCGACTGGAAGGAGCTGAAGGCCAGGTTGATACTGATGCCCGAGCTTCCACAACAGATGGTCCAGATGGTATGGTCTCAACTGTGGACCAGGGAAATGGCGACACGTTCGACACCCCTAGCATATGGTCTAAAGTCTACCCACGGTGGATGGGAGCGCTTGTTTGCAGACTTCAAGCACTGCCATTCAATACTGGAGGGTGACTTCTCAGCTTTTGATACACGTGTCAGTGAGGCACACATGGTTACTGCATTCAGGTTATTACGTATGTGTTGGCCTGCCAGTGAAGTGGTGGATCGATTCTTCGTCTTCTTCATGTCGTCCTTTATCCATAAGTCAGTCTTGACGCCCGGAGGCTACGTCTATCGACTGTCTCATGGAGTCCCATCTGGATCGTGTTGGACCTCGATCATCGATTCCCTCGTAAATTGGGTCGTCTGGATAGACACCGTGAGGAATTACCCAGCCTTTAGGCGCGCTAAGTTGGGGCCTTCTGACGTAGTGCTTAGGATTGGGGGCGACGACTTCTTGTTAGGTTTCAAGAAGCCGGTAGAGTTCTCAGTTAGCGATCTCCGCTACTGGGTACGTCGACGTCATGGAATGACGTTGGACGATACTACTGCTATACGTAAGTTTACCTCACCAAACGAGAATGAGTGTGCCTCGTTCTACAAGGTTATCTTACATAATGGCGTACCTAACATACGTACACTTGACCTGTATAAACAAATTGTTGTGCCAGAAACATCGTTAGTGCCGTCGTTCGACTTATGCAAATACATAATTAGTAGAGCACAATCACCCCCCGGATGTGTGACCACAGTGGAGGTATTAGCATCACTCTGTGCTTTCCTCGACTTAATGTTTAACCGGGTCCTTCTAAACGCCCCTCAATATTATCCAGTCCTACACGTCTTCGATCGTACCTGGGACTACCCAGATGACTTAGGCCGCCTTCTCCATAAGCTTGAGATCGAGCGGCCAGAGCCGAGCTTCGTGAAGGCCCAGTTAGCGCGCTTCCAGTCGTGGATAGCGTCGAGGTGG